AGGCGATGGAAGCCACGCCGTAGTTGGGATTGGTGTGCAGTTCGACCTGTTGGGCGCGGTAGGCTTCGGAGATAGTAGTCATGCTTGCATCCTTCCCTGTAGGGGTCTAGCATCATCGTACCATAGGGGAGAGTCATGGCTGCTCACGAAAAAACCGCTGCGCTTTTTGTCGGAACCATGTTTCACAGCGCGACCATCACGCACCTTCAGCATCTTGCCACCAAGTCTTTCGCGCAGCACATGGCGCTCGGGGAGTACTACGAAGCCATCCCCGACCTCGTGGACAAGTACGCCGAAGCGTATCAAGGGCGGTACGGCATCATCACGGGCTACGATGTCGAATTCCATAAGAACAGCAACCCGAAGGCGTATGTGAAGTCGCTGCTGACCTTCCTCGACGAAATCAAAGGCTCACTCCCGAAGGACAGCGACCTTGTTAACCTGTTCGATGCCGTGGTTGATGCGGTGACGAGCCTCAAGTACAAACTCGAAAACTTAAGTTAATTATGGCTGCTGCTAACAAAAGCAAAAAAACGGAACCGTCAAGGTTTGCTGCAGCGTTGCAATATTTTGATGAACTGCGCCGGAAGATAGCCGAAACGCAGGGTGTATCTGTTCCCGATGATTATGGGCAACGATTTGGCGCATCTGGCGACCCTGTCCCAAGCATGAATCAGTTAGGACAGTCTGTGAAGGGCGCAACACAGCGCATGACAAGCCTTGACGCTCCTGCATCGCAGAGCGCGGGCGACACGGCACTAGACATCGTCGCAGGTTTTACCCCGTTGCAATACCCGCAGGCTGCGCGAGACTTTGAGCGTTCCCGGCGCACGGGCGACAAACTCGGCATGGGGCTGGCTATCCTTGCGGGCGCGCCTGTTGTGGGCGGCGTGGCGAAAGCGGCTGGGAAAGCGCGAGAAGGAACAGAAGCAGCGGAGCAATTGGTTACCCGAGCAAAACGCAGAGTCGGCACTTCGGGTCAGTATGTTGGCGCGCCACCGGGCGTTGACTCCCCGCAAAAACTTGGCGCAATGGTCAACGATTATGTGAGGGCGATGCAGGAAGGGTTGCCCGGTCGAAATTTCTACATCGACAGCAGCAAAGACATCTTTGCCCGCACCGGGAACAACCCTGTCGAGGCAGATTTGGTCAGCCAAAATCTTGCCGCGTTAAGCCGCGCAAATAATGTCGCAGGCAATACTTCGATGACCGCGAAGGGACACATCCAAGCGGTCACCGGAGAGCCAGTTTTAACGGGTCGATTCCCTTCAAGGGACAGCCCTCCGTTGCAAGCCATGTATGACGCTGGTCGGGCAGACTACCTTGGTCACAAGCGCGACCCGTTCGCAACGCAACTCGGCGTTGCATACGCACCCGAGAGAATTGGGCGCGGCGTTAACGATATGCATGAGGCTGAACTGATGGGATATCCAACAGGCACGGTTGGTGGCCCGACGCAGCACGCATTCATGGATGAAGTCAGGGCGCGCGCGATAGAAAAAGCAAACCGCGAACAGTTGGGCGGCTTTTCTGATTGGGGAACAGGTACGGCGCAAGCGGCGGCGTGGTCAGGGAACAAGATTCGTCGGGGCGATATCCAACCGGGAGAAGCGGCACGGTCGTATGCCGATTACTTCCCCACGCAGGAAGCCAACGCGACTTATGAAGCCGTAAGTTCTCCCGCAACGGGGCATCTTCAAGGATTGCTTAACGCGCCGTTCGATGTGCGCGCGGCGTATACGCAAGACCCAAGAGGGTCGTGGAACACCAGCCTGTCGGGGCGGGACATCGGTTACACCTCGGCTCGGATGCTGCCGGGTGAAACAGTTGAAACCGTAGGAAGGTTTAAGGACACGGCAAACCCTGCAATGGTCGCGCGGCCCGTAACCGGAATTTACACAACGGCTGACAAGTCGCGCGCGTTAACGCCCGGCTCGGTGAATGCCTTAAACGCCGTGGAAGCGGCGAGAGCATATTTTGATGTGCAAGAGGCAGGCGCGTGGCACAAGTTACTGCCTGCAAAGTCAGCCGCAGATTACTCTGGAGCATCCATTGACTTGGGTAAAAACATGACTCAAGCGGACATGGAGCGTATTGCTCCTCTGTTTGAGCAACGAGGTTATTACCTTGCAAGTGCGCCAAACGGCATAACAATTCTTGCAAACGAAGGTACAGCGCAGGGTGAAAAGTTTGCGAAAGAAGTGCGTGATATCGTAAAGAAAAACCCCGAGGCGTTTGGCAAAACAGAAATTGACTTTGGACGCGCCGAAACTGGATACATTGATTACGGGGACGCTTACCGCAGCAACACTCCGGGTGCGGTTACTGCGCGAATGCTTGAGATGATGGAACAAGCGCCCATGACGATGAAAAATTTAGATGTAAACCCTGCATATCGAGAAACCGTTGCAGCAAGAAATGCTCGGGACATTGATTACGCCGCAAAAGGATTCGGCGTGGCTAGAGAAGATGTGATTCGCGCCAGAAACATTTTTAAGGCAGAAGGGTTTGAGGGTTTGAGGAAAGCCGCAAAAGCGGGAATTGTTCCTGCGGTACTTGCAACATTTGGCGCACAGCAAATGCTTTCGGAAAACGAGGAAAAGAGATGAAACTCGGCAAGTCCGCAAAAAGTGCAGCGCAGTTAACATGGAAACAGGAGCGTTCCGACGAACGGTGGGAACGCCGTGCCGATATGCTGATGTTCAAATTTTCCCATGTGTCGGTCATGCTGCCGTCGCAGATAACGCACCTTAACGCTAACCGAGGCATTGCGGCGTACCGGTAAACAGAAGTAAACTGTTCACATGGTTAACGAAGGTTCTTTTAAAAAGGGCAGAAAGGGTGGCCCCGGCAGACCGAAGGGCGTGCCTAACGAGTCAACGCAACTGGCGAGAGAAGCCATTGCGCGATTTGTAGACGGCAACGCAGGTCGGCTACAGGGCTGGCTCGAAGAGATACACGCGAACAAGGGCGCAGAGGCGGCGTTTAAGTGCTTCAGCGACCTACTCGAATACCATGTGCCTAAACTTGCACGCCACGAACACAGCGGCGTAGATGGCAAACCGCAGGAACTGAACATCCGTTGGGGCGAACCCAAGTAATGGCAAAGGGCGACCATCGGTATCGCCGGTCATTGTGGGATAGGTTCCACGATAAGGTCATGCCCGAGCCGAACACGGGCTGTTGGCTTTGGACGGGCGCAACGAAAGAACACGGATACGGGGTCATTGGCCTCGGTCGCCGCGATGAGGGAACCGCGAAAGCGCATCGAGTAGCATGGCGGCTTTATAAAGGTGATATTCCTCAAGGCAAGTGCATATTGCATCGTTGCGACCAGCCGTTTTGCGTTAACCCAAGCCATCTGTTCTGCGGAACGCTGTCGGACAATATGAAAGATTGCGTGCGTAAGGGCCGCAACTTTACGCCAAACAATCGTGGTCGCAATGCAAAATGGGCGCGGTTAACAGAAGATGCTGTGAAGGACATTCGTGCAAAAGCGTTGTCAGGCATTGAATATGCAAAAAAGTATGGCGTAAGCAAAAGCGCGATTTACGAAGTTTGGCGCGGGAAAAATTGGGCATGGATGTAGTCCTGCCATACAACCCTCGAAAGGCGTTTTTGCCTTTTCATGATAGGAGCAAGCGGTGGGCGTGTTTAGTCGCCCACCGCCGCAGGTGCGGGTAAAACCGTTGCTGCAATCAATGACATCATTCGCGCCGCCATTATGTATCAGGGGCCGAATGGCTTATTTGCGTATGTTGCCCCTTACGCCAACCAAGCACGCCGCGTCGCATGGGACTATTTTAAGTTTTATGCAAAACCCCTTATCGTAGATGCCAACGAACAGCAGATGACGCTGACATTGGTTAACGGGGTCAAAATCAGTTTGTTTGGGGCCGACAACGCTGATGGGCAAATCCGAGGCTTGGGACTATCGGGCGTGTACATGGACGAGTACGGCGACTTTAAGCCGAGCGTCTTTGGCAATGTCATCCGGCCTGCGCTCTCCGACAAACAAGGCTGGGCTGTGTTCGCCGGTACGCCGAAGGGGAAGAATCAATTCTGGGACATCTACGAGACAGCACGGCGCATCCCAGACGAGTGGTTTGTCCTGCGCCTGCCTGCCAGCGACTCGGGCTTGCTGCCCCAGAGCGAACTTAACGCGGCAAAGGCGCAGTTGTCCGAAGACCAGTACCTCCAAGAGTACGAGTGCAGTTTCGAGGCGGCTATCCTTGGCGCGTTCTTCGGCACAGAGATGCGGCAGGCAGAGCCGCGTATTAACGAGCGTGTAGTCTTTACGGAGGGGTATCCGGTACATACCGCGTGGGACTTGGGGTATCGAGACGACACGGCTATCTGGTGGTATCAGGTCGTGGGCGGCGAAGTGCGCGTCATCGACTTCTACGCAGTCTCGGGTGCAGACATCCGCGCCATTGCAGAAGTGGTTGTAAACAAGGGTTATCAGTACGGCAAGCATCACCTGCCGCATGACGCACGCGCCAAGAGCCTACAGACGGGGCGCAGCATCGTAGAGCAGTTGGCTGACCACCTCGGTATCAACCATTTGTCTGTGGTGCCGAACATCGGCTTACAGGACGGAATCCAAGCAATTCGCCAAATGTTGCCCCGAACTTGGTTCAATTCCGTAAAATGTGGTGACGGAATAGAGGCTTTGAGGCAATATCAGCGCCAGTTCAACGAAGATACGAGAGCGTTCATGGTCTCACCCCGACACGACTGGACATCACACCCTGCTGACGCTTTTCGTATGCTTGCCGTTGCGTGGAGGGCTGAACCGTCCGCGCAGAGGCCGTTAGAGAGCAAGACCTTGATTGTTGGGCCACAGAATGAGGTCACGCTAAACGATATGTGGCAGGTTCACGAGCGTAGCGTCTCAAGGAGGGCGCGAATATGAGTGGCGTAAATCTTCCGTATCAATACCCCTACGAGACGGTCGCCGTTTCGCAGACCGCGCAGGTGCTTGGCACCAACGGCGCGGCAAACGATTACCTGCATCGCATCGTGGTGACGGTATCAACGGCGGCGCTTCCTACAAAGCCGAGACGGGCGGCACGCTCAAGCCCCCGGTGAAGGGCGGCGACAATCCTCGCCGCGCATCGTTCCTCGCACGCATGGGGAACATGGCTGGGCCGATGGAGAAGAACGGCAAGCCTACACGCCTTGCGCTTGCGCTGCGTGCTTGGGGTGCGTCGAGCAAGGAAGATGCGAAGGCAAAGGCTAGAGCCATCTCTGCGCGAAACAAGAAGGACTGACAGATGGACGAGCGCGTTAGCCAAGAACTTGAGAAGTACCTGCGGGTCATCGGCACCTACGAGAATGAGTTTGCCAAGTGGCAGGCGCGGGTAAAGAAACTCGTCAAGCGTTACCGCGACGACACCAGAGGCTCGGGCGGCAACGAAACCGCCAAGTTCAACATCCTCTGGAGCAATGTCCAAACGCTCATCCCTGCCGTCTACGCCAAACTGCCGAAGGCTGATGTAAGCAGACGCTTTGGCGATAACGACCCCGTTGGGCGTGTCGCTGCACGGCTGGTTGAACGCGCCATCGACTTTGAGATTGAGCATTACCCCGATTTCCGCTCGACCATGAAATACGATGTCGAGGACAGGTTCCTCGGCGGTCGCGGCACGGCATGGGTGCGGTACGAGCCGCATGTCGCCCCCATTGGCGTAGAGGACGATGGCGTATCCATTACCTCTGCCATCGAACAGGGCGAGGGCGCACCGCCGCCGCTTGAAGAGATTGAATACGAACGCGCCCCGGTCGATTATGTCCATTGGAAGGACTTTGGACACTCACAGGGCCGCACTTGGGAAGAGGTGGGTCAGGTATGGCGCTGGGTCTACATGACCCGTGAGGCGCTTGTAGAGCGTTTCGGCGAGGAAATGGCGCGTCAGATACCGACCGACCAAGGCCCGGAGACGCTCAACGCCTATCGCGACAGCAAGCGTCAGTACAACCTCGCCAAAATCTGCGAACTTTGGGACAAGGAGACGCTGAAGGTCTACTGGTTGTCGAAGGGTATGTCGCACTTCATTGATGTGCGTGACGACCCGCTCAACTTCGAGGGGTTCTTCCCCTGCCCGAAGCCGCTCTACGCCACGACGACCTCGGACAACCTTGTACCTGTCCCCGATTTTGTGCTGTACCAAGACCAAGCGATGGAGTTGGACATTCTCTCCGACCGCATTGATGGTCTGGTCAAGGCGCTGCGTGTGCGCGGCGTGTACGATGCCAGCCAACCGGCGTTGCAGCGTCTGATGACCGAGGGCGACAACAATGCCCTCATCCCGGTGGATAAATGGGCGGCGTTTAGCGAGAAGGGCGGCTTGAAGGGCAGCGTTGACCTGCTGCCGCTCGACACCATCGCGCAGGCGCTCATCCAATGCTATCAGGCACGCGCTGACATCAAGGGTCAGATATACGAAATCACGGGCATCAGCGACATCATCCGTGGTCAATCTGCGGCTTCAGAGACGGCGACGGCGCAGCAAATCAAGGGTCAGTACGCTGGCTTGCGCCTGCGGTCGATGCAGGAAGATGTGGCGCTCTTTGCAACCGAGGTCATCAGGCTCAAGGCGCAGGTGATGTGTATGCGGTACCAGCCGCAGACCATCCTCGCCTACTCTGCCGCAGAGCAGATGTCGGACGCTGACAAGGCGCTCATCCCGCAGGCGTTGCAACTCATCCGCGACAAACCGCTGCGTAACTTCCGCATCGACATCGCCGCTGACAGCCTTGTGCAGATTGATGAGGTGCAAGAGAAACAGGACAGGCTCCAGTTCCTGCAAGCCTTCGGCGGCTTTTTGCAGCAGGCGTTGCCGGTCGGTCAAGCCTCGCCGGAACTTGTCCCGGTGATGATGGACTTGCTCAAGTACGGCGTGCAGGCGTTCAAGGCGGCGCGTCCGCTTGAGGGTACGATTGACGCTGCGACGGAGCAGTTGAAGCAGATGGCAGCGCAGCCCCGTGAGAACCCCGCCGCGCAACAGGCGCAGATGGAGGCACAGGCTGAACAGGCCAAGTCGCAGATGCTCATGCAGATTGAGCAAGCCAAGTTGCAGCAATCGGCGCAGGTCGAGGCGCTCAAGGCGCAGAATGACCAGCAACTAGAGCAGATGAAGCAGCAGTTTGAGGCGCAACTTGCACAGCAGAAAATCGCCGCAGAGCAGCAGATGGCGAAGTACAAAGCCGACTTGGACGCTGCCACAAAGGTCATGGTCGCCCGTATCTCGGCTAACCCCGGCCTCGACATCCCCGCTCTGGAGCAGCAGCAAGCCGTCACCGAGCGCGTCATGCAGGACATGGGCGGCGAGGTGAGGCAGGCGATG